AATGTTCCGCTTTGGTGGTCAGTCAGGCGTAGGTGCTTATTCACTACGCAGTACGACTAACCAATAACTAGGTTCCTTATCTGACCGACCAGCCCGGATGAGTGTAAGAAGTCTGGTAGCAATAGCCAAGGTATGTTCCCCTACATACATTGTGGATTGCGAATACAACAACTAACGAAAGGGAGATGGCTAATGAGCCAAAATAACGAGTATGATGACGAGTTTGATGACTTCGGTGACGAAGGCACGGATGTAGTTAAGCAACTCCGAAAAGTAAATCGCACTCTTGAAAAGCGTGCAAAAGAACTGGAACAGGAGTTGAAAGGACTGCAATCGCAGACCCGCCAGCGTACTGTGAAGGATGTGTTACAAGCCAAGGGCATTAACCCAAAGATTGCTGCGTTCATACCGCAAGACATTGATACTTCTGAGGAAGCAATCAATGGCTGGCTAAATGAATACGGTGATGTATTTGGTTCAACCCAAAACGCTAATTTAGAGCAGGCTTCAAATAACAATTCACTAGATGTTTCTGCAAATGCAAGAATTAACCAAGTGGTTTCAACAGGACAAGTTCCGGAAGTTGACTCAGATGCTATGGCTAAAATTCTTTCAGCAGGAAACGCAGATGAATTAAATCGCATCCTTGGATTAAATTAACCAACTACCAATCTAAAGGAGTAATAACTCATGGCAGATACCAACACCACAGCCCTTGCAGGCTTGGTAAAAGTTGCGTATGACCGCTATGTTGAGTTCGCTCTCCGTTCGCAACCGCTAGTTCGTAGCGTTGCAGACAAGCGACCAGCACAGCAAGCAATGCCGGGGTCAAGCGTTGTATTTTCACTTTACAATGATTTGGCAGCGGCAACTTCTGCACTATCAGAGGCAACAGACCCTGATGCAGTAGCGCTATCAGATGTATCAACCACTTCTGTAACACTTGCAGAATACGGTAATGCATCACTTGTAACTCGTAAGTTACAACTATTCTCACTATCAGATGTGGACCCAGCAGTTGCAGACATTATTGCCTTCAACATGGCTGACTCACTTGATAAGTTAGCAATGGAAACTCTCCGTCAGGGAACAAATGTTATCTATGGTGGTACTGTTACTTCAACAGCAACAGTATCATCTGCTGATACCCTAACATCTGCAAAAATCCGCCGTGCGGTAGCCAAGTTGCGTAGCAACAAGGCTGTTCCACGCCAAGGTTCTTTGTACTGGGCAGGTATTCACCCTGAGGTTTCACACGACCTTCGCGCCGAAACCGGCTCAGTCGGATGGCGCGACATCCACGCTCAAACAGACTCTGCACAGGGTAACCTATGGGCTGGAACAATCGGAACATACGAAGGTGCTTTCTTTGTAGAAACACCACGCATGTACGAAAAGGCAGAAGGTGCTAATCAGTCAACCTTCACAACTACAACCACAACAACATCTGCATCAGGTGCAACAACAATTACTGTTGCATCAACATCAGGTATTGATGTCGGTGATGGTGTAGCGATTTCTGCAACAACTGGCGCAAGCACACTTGTTTCAGCAATCAACGGTGCAGTTCTCACCCTTTCAGTAGCAACTACTGCTGCTGTAACATCAGGTGCAACTGTAACTGTTACTCCAAAGACAAATGTTTACCGCACAATTCTTTGCGGAAAGCAGGCTTTGGCAGAAGCAGTAGCACAGGAACCGGGCGTAGTTATCGGACCTGTTACTGATAAGTTAATGCGTTTCCGCCCAATCGGATGGTACGGCGTACTTGGTTTCGCCCGCTATCGTGATGATGCGTTGTTCCGCATTGAAACTTCATCTAGCATCTCTGACTAATTTCGGAGATTAGTACCGGGGTGGCGGGTGTTTAAACGCCCGCTACCCTGTTACACTAAGGAGAATTATGGCATACCAATTCACACCACCCAGCATTAAAGAAACCCCTGCTGGTGGACATACCCTTTTTGAGCGTATGGGCATAAACCGTGGGATTACTGTCCTACGAGTTAATGGTGTGTATTCATCATTTCGTTATCCAAGTCAAACTCAAACCTTGGAAGCAGATGAAGTTTATTTAGGTGGTCACATTTACGACATTGATGAACAAACAAGAACACGGCTCATAGCAGCAGGCTATGAGGAATACATAACAACGGTTTAAACATGGCATGTAGAACTGGCTGTCCAACACAAGACCATACAAATTGGGGCGAGTGTTTGAGAGCATCTAACCTAGAGTTCAGCACAGGTGATGCTAACAGCGCTAAAGGTATGACTGATAAAAAATGGAACGCTGAACTTAATGCCTATGCTGCTGCAAGAGCGCAAGGTATTCAACCTGCTGGAACTTCAATGGCAAAAATTAAAGATGCAGTTGAAAAATCTGACAAGGCTGGCAAAGCCTTTGATGCAAATACAGGGACATTTAAGGGGTAACTATGACTGCCATTGTAGGTATTCAGGGAAAGGGTTGGGCGTTAATCGCAGCCGACTCCATGACTACCTATGAGGACAAACCATACTATGCAAAAGGTGTGGATAAAGTTATCAAAAAAGGCGACTATGTATTTGGGTTTTCAGGTGATGCTATTGCAGGAAACATTGCAACTTACCTTTGGACTCCACCGAAAGTAATTAAGACAATACCAACAGATGTGTTTATGCAGACAAAAGTTCTGCCTTCCCTACGGGAAACAATGATTGAACATGGGTACAACCCTGATACAACTAAAGATAAAGATGCCGGATTTGATGCACTTATTTGTTTAAACGGAGTTATCTACGAAGTTGACCAAGATTATTTATGGTCAAGAGATGACCGTGGTTTGTATGCGGTAGGTAGTGGGGGCGATTTAGCCCTTGGTGCGCTAGCAGCAGCAGGCATGAGCAAGAACTCTATTAAGAGCGTTGAGGCTGTGGCTCGTAGAGCAATTAAGGTTTCCGCTGATTACAACATAAGTGTTGGCGGAGATGTAAAAGTCATAACACAAAGGAGTAAGTAATGTGTGCTGAGTGTGGATGCTATGGTGCTGTTGAACCTTACGGCGTAGGCGGTAGGGAAGTAAGCAGTAAACCAACAGAAGCAAGTTTAAACAAGGTCACAGTTCAACCCGGTATGTATCACAAAAACAACATGGAAATGGAGAACGAATAATGCCAATGGTAAACGGAAAGAAATTCCCATACACAGCAAAAGGTAAGGCTGCTGCTAAGAAAGCAGCCAATGCACCAAAGACACCTGCAAAGAAAGCAGCAGTTAAGCCAATGAAAAAAGCAGTTAAGTCAATGAAAAAAATGGGTGGGATGTACTAAGCATGCCTGCCAAGAAAGACCCACGACTAACAAGAGCAGGAGTATCGGGTTTTAACAAACCTAAGCGTACTCCAAGTCATCCGACTAAATCTCATGTTGTTGTGGCTAAAGAAGGCTCACAAGTAAAAACAATTCGTTTTGGACAGCAAGGCGTGACTGGTGATAAACAACCAACCGCACGCCAAGCATCCTTCAAGGCTCGTCATGCTAAGAACATTGCCAAAGGCAAAATGTCCGCAGCATACTGGGCGAATAAGGAGAAGTGGTGAAAAAGAAAAAAGCATTTTGGGATACTAAAAACCCTAATAAAAAATCTACACCTTTAACACCAGCACAGAAAGCCAAGGCTAAGGCTATGGCTAAGAGGGCTGGTCGCCCTTATCCAAATTTAGTGGATAACGCAGCAGCAAAAAGAAAGGCTAAGTAATGGCACTAGGAACAGCAGGCAGTACATTAACAGGTGAACTTAATCGCCTTGCAGGTATTACCAGCGTGGCATCTTTTAAAGCACCGCAAGGTGCTGCCAATTCCTATGCAGGCACAACAGGCTTAGGTCTTATTGCTGCCCTTAATTACAAGGCTAGTTCATCCCGACAACCAAAAGACTATAAAGGTTTAAACGCAATTTGTAATGAACTTGCTAGTACAACCGGAAAATCTGCGGTAGATGCATTGAGGTCTATTAACCTATGAGTACACTTAACCAATTAACTGAGCGTATTGATACGCTATTGCATGGCTACACGGTTAACTCCGAAGCCAGCACATGGCTAACAACTAGCGCAACAACTTCTACAACTTCCCTTACTGTTTTTGATACATCAGTAATTGGTCGTGGCTTCATACAAATCAATGATGAAATGGTGTATGTAAACACCGTTAACCCAGCATCAAGCACATTAACTCTTGCCCCTTGGGGTAGAGGACAGCGTGGTACTACCGCTGCTGCTCATGCTGCTAATGATAGAGTTACAGTTTCACCATTATTTCCACGCAATGAAATTAAACGGGCAATCAACGACACTATCAATGCCGTCTATCCTGCTATCTTTGCAACTGGACAAACAGAGTTTAATTATGTTGCTGCTAAAACAACTTATGATTTACCTGATGATGCAGAAAACATTTTAAACATTACACACTCTGTTGTTGGTCCGAGCAATGAGTGGCTTCCAGTTCGTGCATGGCAATTAGACAGACTTGCAAACCCAACAACATTTGGCACAGGCGGTAACTTAGGAAAGAGTATCAGCGTTTACTCTCCTATCGTTCCGGGGCGTAAAGTCAATGTTGTTTATTCAAAGCGCCCAACTTTATTGTCGGCAGCAACTGATGACTTTGCAACTGTTACTGGTCTGCCTTCATACGCTGAGGATGTAATCCTTTATGGCGCTTCCTTTAGGATGATTTCCTTTCTTGACCCATCTCGCCTTGGTCCGCAACACGCAGCAGCAGACTTGCTTGACTCACAACAAACTGCTCGTTCAGGCGAAACCGCAGCACGCTTCCTGTTTGGTGTTTACCAACAGCGTTTAAACGAGTGTGCGGAAAACCAACGCAGACAATTCCCAGTCCGCAGTCACTATCAAAGGTAGGTAAATAAATGGCAGCAGGAGATGCAGGCTCACCAAAACGGTACTATTCAGCAACAGCAGTAGAAACAACAATTACTGCTGCTATTCCTTCGGCATCACAAGGAGATACTTACACATCTTTTGTTGTCGCATCAACAAGCGGTTTTGCTGCAAGTTTCCCTTACACACTTCTCGTTAACCCTGATACAAACAAAGAGGAAGTAGTCACAGTCACCGCTGGTACTGGCACAACTCTACAAGTTGTTCGTGGTCAAGATAATACACAGGCAGTAGCCCACTCAGCAGGCGCAACAGTTCGCCATGCAGTATCTGCCCGCGAGTTCCGTGAATTACAAACCCACATTGCAGCCCGTGGTTTTGATGCCGACTCAGGCATTATGACTAACATTGAAACACATGTTCACGGTCTTGGTACAGGTGATGGTTCGGTAGTAGGTACTGCAAAGGCTCAAACCCTTAGCAATAAAACATTAAGCACAACCAATAATACATTTACTGGTGTTGCTACTCTTGCTGGTTCTGAAACACTTACCAATAAACTTTTAACAAGCCCAACTGTTGATGGTGATGGCATTTATTTTGAAGGCTCAACTGCTGATGGTAATGAAACAAGACTTACCGTAGTTGACCCAACCGCTGACCGTATTATTACGCTTCCAAATGTGACTGGTACTGTTGCAATTCTTGATGCTTCACAAACATTAGAAAACAAAATTTTAACAAGCAATACTTTAGGTTCTGCCCTTGCTGCTGGTGGATTTACTGTATCAGGTTTGGCTACACCTTCTGCTACATCAGATGCTGCAACTAAAGGTTATGTAGATACACAAGTTGCAAACCTTGTTGACTCAGCACCGGGAACACTAGATACTCTTAATGAACTTGCTGCTGCCTTAGGTGATGACCCTAACTATGCAACAACAATAACTAATGCTTTAGCAGCAAAACTATCGCTAAGTGGTGGCACTATGACTGGTGCTATTGCAATGAGTACAAATAAAATTACTGGTCTTGGTGACCCAACATCTGCACAAGATGCTGCTACTAAAAATTACATTGATACCATGGCAACATCTGCTGGTGCATCTGCTACTGCTGCTGCAATTAGTGCCAGCGCTGCTGCAACATCAGCCACATCCGCTGCCACATCCGCATCTAGCGCTGCTGCTTCATTTAGTGCTATTACAGGTGTTACGGGTTCAGGTCTTGTCCGCGACATGGGTGGAATTGATGAAGCCGATACCACTTCTACTACCTACATTAACATTGCAACTGTTGCTGCTGCTGCTGCGACTAGCGCATCATCCGCATCTGCAAGCCAAAGCGCTGCTGCTACATCTGCTACAAACGCTGCAACTAGCGCTACAAGCGCAGAAGCAAGTGCTACCGCTGCTGCAACTAGCGCAACATCCGCTGCTGCTAGTGCTACCGCAGCAGCCACATCAGCATCAAGCGCACAGGCATCATCTAGCGCTGCTGCAACAAGCGCAACAAGCGCAGCAACAAGTGCTACAAGCGCTGCTGCATCAGCATCCGCTGCTGCCACAAGTGCTACAAGTTCTGCTGCTAGTGCAACTCTTGCAAATGATTGGGCTACATTAACAACTGGTCCAGTCGCTGGTGGGGAGTTCTCAGCCAAGTATCATGCTCAGGCTGCTGTTACTTCCGCAACTAGCGCATCAGCATCTGCTACCGCAGCAGCAACTAGCGCGACAAGCGCTGCTGCTTCTGCTACGGCTGCTGCTACATCTGCAACATCTGCTGCTGCATCAGCCACGGCTGCTGCTACCAGCGCAACAAGTGCTGCTGCTTCGGCAACTGCTGCTGCATCCAGCGCCACACTTGCTGCCGGATACATACCCGCAATAACATCAGGAGTTAGTGGGTACTTTTTAACCAATAACGGAACTACCGCTTCTTGGGCATCACTATCAGATTGGGGAACAATCTAATGCCATTTGCATTTCAACGCCGTAGAGGTACGACTGCACAGCATGCTTCTTTCACAGGATTGCTCGCTGAACTAACAGTTGATACAGACAAAAAGACCGTAGTAGTACATGACGGTTCAACCGCAGGTGGAGTGCCACTTGCTAGAGCAGCGGGTGGAACACTTGCTGATACAGCAGTTAAAGGACTAGAGGAAAATGTAAATGTTGTTGCTTCTGCTGCAACAGGAACAATTAACCTTGAAGTAGGTACTGCTTCTATTTGGTACTACACATCAAACGCAACTGCTAATCATACACTTAACATTAGATACAGTAGCACAGTATCACTTAATACTGCTTTAGCAGTTGGTGATGCTATCACCGTAGTATGGCTCAATACCAATGGTGCAACTGCTTATTATCCAAATGTTATTCAAATTGATGGAAGCACAGTAACTCCAAAAGTTCCTGCTGCAATTACCGCAGGTAATGCTTCATCCATTGATGCGTATTCATTTACAATTATTAAAACAGCATCAGCAACATTTACAGTTCTTGAAACACAAACTAAGTTTGCTTAATAAGGAGATTTAATAATGCCAATTATAGGTTCATTAGCAGGTGCTTCCGCTAGAGGTTTGGGCGGTATGAGAACTTTTGCACCAGCAGAATTGGTTGTTGACTATCTTGTTGTTGCTGGTGGCGCTGGTGGTGGAACAACAGGTAATGGTTCGTCAGGCGGTGGTGGTGGCGGTGGTGGCGGTTTTAGAACTTCAATAGGTGGGACTCCACTTACACTTTCTTTGAATACTTCTTATACAGTTCAAGTTGGCGCTGGTGGCGCAGGACAGTCAAGCATCAACAAAGGTGGCTCAGGAGTAGATTCCATTTTTAGTACAATTACATCAACAGGTGGTGGCGGTGGTGCTTCTATTGGAGGAACTGGTTTTGGTTACCCAGTAGGCGGAGAAAATGGTGTCGCTGGTGGTTCAGGCGGTGGTGGTGCTTTTAACTTTACAACTAGCACAGCAGGAACTGGTGGAGCAGGTAACACTCCTTCAACATCACCTTCACAAGGTAATAATGGTGGTGTTGGTGTTGGTACTGCTTCTAATTACGGTACAGGCGGTGGTGGCGGTGCTGGAGGAGTAGGTGGCAACGGAACATCATCAACTGGCGGTGCTGGTGGTGCTGGAACGGCTAATTCAATTTCAGGTTCATCTGTAACTTATTCAGGCGGTGGTGGCGGTTCATCTTTCAATGGTGGAACTGGTGGCACAGGCGGAACTAACGCTGGAAATGGCGGCACAGGAAATGCTAATAACTCAACTGCTGGAACTGCTAATAGAGGCGGTGGTGGCGGTGGAAATAATAATAGTTATACAAGTTCCGCAGGCGGTTCAGGAATTGTTATAGCCCGTTACTCAGGCACAGTTCAAAAAGCAACTGGTGGAACTGTAACCACATCAGGCGGAAATACAATTCATACATTTAACTCTGACGGAACATTTATTACTGCCCTTGCTAAAGCAACTGGCGGAACAATTAGTCTTAGTGGTGGATATTGGGTTCACACATTTAATTCTGACGGAACATTTGCTCCTAGTGCAAACTTAAGTGCTGAATACTTAATTGTTGCAGGTGGTGGTGGAGGAGGTTCACGCTATGCAGGTGGTGGTGGTGGAGCAGGTGGATTGCTTTCAGGAACTACCTCTGTTACTAGTGGCACTTCATACACAATTACCGTAGGGGGCGGTGGAGCAGGTTCAGTAGGTACTTCAACTACTGTTCCTGGAACACAAGGTACAAACTCCACAGCCTTTACTTTAACCGCTACTGGTGGTGGCGGTGGAGGGCAAGGCGATACGGTTACATCTACTGCTACTACTGGAGGTTCAGGTGGTGGCGGTGGAGGCTGGGCGTATAACAACAGTCACCCCGGTGCTGCTGGCACATCTGGACAAGGTAACGCAGGCGGACAAGGTGCGGTAGTTAATGCGCCAAACGAACGCGGTGGCGGTGGTGGTGGTGGTGCAAGTGCTGCTGGTGCAAACGCAACTACAAATGGTGGCTCTAGCGGTAATGGCGGTGCAGGTGGTGCAGGAACTGCCTCAAGTATTTCAGGTTCATCTGTAACTTACGCAGGTGGCGGTGGTGGTGGTACTTCCTCAGGCACAAATGGTGCTGGCGGTGCTGGCGGCGGAGGTGCTGGAGTTAGTACTGGTACTGCAAATAATGGCACTATAAATCGTGGCGGTGGTGGTGGTGGTCAAGGCAATGCTACTTCTGGAAGCGGTGGTACTGGTGGTTCAGGTATAGTTATCGTTCGTTATCTAGCATAAGGGGAATATATGTCAAATGTAACTAAGATTAAAGAAACAAAACCAACTCAATGCTTTTCATACGAAGTAACTATGTTGGTACACATCATTGCAGATGATGAGGCAACCGCTAAATCGCAACTAGATGAAAAAGGCGGCATTGTCACTAAGCGTGATGTTAAGTTGGTAAACACAGTAACGCTTTACGGCGAAGATAAGGATAAAAAATAATGGCACATTGGGCTAAAGTAGAAAATGGAATTGTTACTCAAGTTAATGTAGTTGAGGATGATTTCTTGCAAGCAAACCCTGACCGCTACACAGGCACTTGGATTAAGACTTCATACAACACAATCGGTGGAGTTCACACTCTAGGTGGTACGCCATTAAACAAAAACTATGCAGGTATTGGATATACATGGGATGGCACAGGCTTTGCAGCCCCACAGCCATACGCATCATGGAGTCTTAACACAGAGTCATACCTATGGGAGCCACCAGTTGCTGCACCTACTGACGGCAAGCGTTACAACTGGGATGAAGCAACAACATCTTGGATTGAAGTAATTAGTAATTGATTGATTGTTTAAACTGTGGCAAGGAATTTTCTCCTGTTGCCACTAGATGGCTATGCCCTTTTTGTAAGACCAAAGCAAATTGTTGCGAAGGCGAACCCCAGTAAAGGAAGTGTTTAAATGGCAATAACAAGCCGTGCGCCCCACATTACCGAACGCCCACAGATTGACCTGTCGGGTTCCGTATCTCAATACTATGAGATTACAGGTAATGCTTTTGATGTGGCTATTGCTGGTTTGCCTTTTATTCTTGGCGTAACTGACTCTACACCTTACCGCCGACAAACCGCAGAGTTTCGTACTCAGCGCGTTGACCAAGAGCGTGACCCCGGTGAGCAGTCACTTGCTGGTTCAGGTTACTGGATTAGGTCGCAATCATCTTTGCATCTAGGTCAAGGCATTAACTATCAGGAACCACTTGAAGGCGACCCTGACCAAACCAAGTTCCGTTACAAGACTGGTGAAGGCATTGACCCTTGGACTACTGGACAAATTAAATTATTAAAGAAAGCCACGCTTACAGAAGCAGCAACTGGCAAATCTTATGTTTTTTCCACAACTGTTAATGGCGCAGACTTTCTTATTAAAGTTGCAGAGTCAGCATCTGCCACATCTCGCGTATTAAGAACTTCTACTACTGGTACTGAAACAACGCTTGTTAATAATACAGCAATAAATGAAAAAATCTTGGCTGCTGCTATGGGTGGTAACGACCTTATGATTGTTACTCCTACTAAAGTATGGCGTTATTCATTTGATGATGCCAGTCCAGCGATACATCAAGATTATGCTATTAACTCAGCAGATGCTGCTAGTGATAAAGTTGCAATTAACTATGTTAAAAGTCGTTTTGTTATTGCTTATTCTACTACTAGCGGTACAACACAATCTTATGCACTTGCAAGAAACACAGGTTCATCAATTAACTTTAGCACTTTAACTGCTATCAATGGTTCAACAACATTACCTTCGGGATTTACTTTTACCGCTGTAACTGAGTCATCTAATGCTTTCTACATTGGTGGTTATTCGGGTGATGAAGGCATGGCTTTTAAAGTTACAGTAGATAATAGTGGTGCATTATCTACAATGGTTCGTGTACTCCTTTTACCAAAGAGCGAACAGTTACTACAAATGTATGGCTATCTAGGTTCTTATGTAATGCTTGGAACAAGCCGTGGTGTGCGTGTGGCTGTTGTTGATACTGATGGCAATGTTTCTTACGGTCCACTTGTCTTTGAAGCAACTGGTGGTGTCTATGCATTTACTGCTCGTAACTCATTTGTTTGGGCTGGTGTAAACGCAGGTGTTGGTGGACAATCAGGTTTAATTCGTATCAATCTTGGTGCGCCATTGGCTAATAATGGTTATGCCTACGCAACAGACTTGGTTGCAACTAGCGTAACTGGACACATCCACTCTGTTGCAACATTTGATAATGGTCGCAAAGCATTTACCGTTGAAGGCTCAGGTCTTTGGATTGAACACTCTACTGACTTAGTTGAGTCAGGAACATTTACTACTGGACTAATTCGTTTTGATACATTAGAAAATAAAGCGTGGAAGCGACTTCGTTTGCGTACACCTGATACATTGCAAGGGGACATACAAATTGCAAGAGTTACAGAAACTGCTGCTGATGCGCTCACTACTGTTGCACAAGGCACAACCGAACAGTACGATTATGACCTTGCGGTTGTATTCCCGGATGTTTCGCCTGATGCTTCTTTCCGTTTCACCCTTTCTCGCAACAGTTCTGATGCCACTACTGGCGCTGTTATTTATGGTTATTCTGCTAAAGCGCTTCCTACTCCTACCCGCGCTCGCGTTATTCAAATTCCTTTATTTTGTTTTGATAGAGAAACCGACAAACTTGGTAACCTATTGGGTTACGAAGGCTATGCAAGAACGCGATTAAGCGCACTTGAAGCAGTTGAAGGTGTTGGCGAAACAGTCGTCATCCAAGATTTCACCGCAGGCGGAGAGCCTATTGAAGCGGTGATAGAGCAAATAACTTTTATTCGCTCAACTCCACCCAACCGTAACTTCTCAGGCTTTGGCGGTATCGTTCAAGTCGTTGCGAGAACTGTCGTCTAAGGAATAGAACAAATGACCCCTGCAAACTGGGCTGCACTAGCCGTATCTGTAATGACCCTTCTAGTTGGCTTTACTGCTGCTATTAGATTTTTGGTCAAACATTATCTAAGTGAACTTAAACCAAACGGGGGAACAAGTGTGTCTGACCGTTTAAACAGAGTTGAAAGACGAGTTGATGAAATTTATTCTTTGCTTGTTAACCGCACTAACTCTTAGTAGTTGTGCTTATGATGGCACAATAAGATACCCGTGCCAACAATTTGAAAATTGGGAAAAACCTGAGTGTAACCCCCCACAATGTGAAGCAACCGGAACATGCACTAAAGACCTACTACCCCCTGAGGTATTTACAGATGCCACGACCACGACTAACCCCTGAGGAACTGCACGCAAGACTCATAGTAAGTATTGGAATTATTTTAGCCATTGTATTTGCTGGCTCTGTATTTTCTTTACTTTATGCACTTGTGTTTGTTACTCAACCTATGAAACAAGCGCCTAATGATGCTGCGTTTATTGATTTAGTTAGTACATTGTGTGTATTTTTAACAGGTACATTAGCAGGAATTGTTAGCGCTAATGGTTTAAAATCAAGAAAAAAAGATGAGGAAATCAAGTGAATAAACTAGCAAAGAAAGCAACACCAGCAGCACTTGCAGTATTGCGCCAAGCAACTGCTATTGCACCAAAGCGCAAAAAGTTATCTGATGGATTACTTCCTTCTGCTGCTCACATAAAGCAAAGCCCAACTAGCGACCACAATACTGGTTACGCTGTTGACTTAACACATGACCCTGATAATGGGATTGATTGTGCAGAGATTTTTCAAAAACTAAAAACAGACAGTCGTGTGAAATACCTAATCTTTAACAAAAAGATTTGGTCTAAAGAGAAAGCCAAGTTAGGTGACCGCAAGTACACAGGCTCAAATCCACACACGAAACACTTGCACATTTCCATCAATGATGGATACGGTGATGATGTCCGCCCATGGTTCCCATGGATGGCAGCACCTAAGTTAGTAAACCAAATAAAAGCAACCATTGCGGTTGTCCCCCAAAAGAAGGTGGTAATAAATGAACCAAAAGTTAGCAGCAATACTAGGCAGTTATGCGCGTGCAGCGGTTGCTGCTGTTCTCGCCCTGTATCTAGCAGGAACTACTGACCTAAAAACATTGGGCTTAGCAGCACTAACAGGTGTAGCAGGACCATTGCTAAAAGCGCTTGACTCATCCGACACAAATTTCGGCAGAGGCGCAGAGTAATCTAATCGTTTAAACATAAGAAAGCCCCGCTTTCACTTCGTACACTTCCCCTATGTACGCTGTGATTGCGGGGCTTTTTTTGTTTTATTAACTTGTCCGATTATCAGTTGAGTAAAAACCGCTAGCGTTAAACTTAACTGATGGGACAGACCATACCCTACTCATCTGCTGCCCGCAACAGTTAGGTGCGCTAACTTCATTATGTATAGAAAATTCTGTTTCATACTGGATGCCACATTGTTCACATTTAAATTCATAAATCGCCACTTGTTGGTTCCTTATCAGCAGGGGTAGGCGCTGTTAATTTTGTGCCACAATTTGCACACTCAGCATCAGTAAACCATACCGCTATTTCATAATCAATAAAAATACATTTAACATTTAATACTTCACAACCACAGATACAACTATGGCTTGGCTCGCCACGCAAGTCGCCGAAGGATTTGCCGTAGTCAGGCTTCCACTCGCCAACTGGCGTTGGCTCAGGCATACTTATCCTTACGCTGCACGAACAGCAGTCTAATTACATTTGTGTAATTTTGCTTGTACCGACACGGCGTGTCGCCGAATAGGAGAGAGATTGCACCTGTATCCTAGCGGAGAAATCAACTACACATAGAAAGGACTGGATAATTGACCCTAGAAATAAAGACAGGGAAATCCTATGTTAGCCATAGTGGTATTTCAACTTGGCTAAACTGCGGGTGGCAATTCTATCTATCCCGAATACAAAAAGTTCCTGAGAACCCATCCTACTGGTTAGTAGGTGGTTCGTCTGTACACGAAGCAACAGAAGTTTATGATGCCACGGGTACGGAGAACTTTAACTCAACCATTGCTTTTAACGAAGCATGGAAACGCAACTATGAAAGAAGCGACAACGGCATGCAGTTCCGTGCTGGTGGGCGCTCTACTAAAGCGTATCCAAATGGTGAGGATGCAACTTGGTGGTTAACCGAAGGACCTAAAATGGTTGACCGCTGGGTACAGTTCCGCAATGACTCAGGTTATCAACTGTTTAAACTACCTGATGGTCGCCCTGCCATTGAGATTGAGATGAACCAAGATGTTCGTGGAGTGCCAGTAAAGGCAGTCCTTGACCGCTTGTTTGTTAATCCTGATGGGGAACTAATTATTGTGGACATCAAAACAGGAAGCAGAGAACCAGCAAGCAAAACTCAAATGGGTATCTATTCAATTATGGTAGAGAAAACATTTGGAGTGCGCCCAGTTGGTGGTGCTTATTGGATGTCCCGCACAGGTGAACTGACGGAAACGGTAAACCTAGATAATTTCACAGAAGCACGCCTAGGCTCATGGGTTAAAAACTTTGAGAAGGCAGTAATGAACGACATCTACATACCAGCACCCGGATTTATGTGCGGTACATGCGGTGTAAACGCTGCATGCTATGTCGTAAACGGCAAGGACTCACACAAATACCCCGAACTAACAGAAGGAGAAACAAGTGATGAGTAATGAAGCACCATACCAAGTGAACTTAAAGACACCAAAAGGTTCACTACTCAATCTCAGAGCATGGGATGAGCAACAGTTAGACACAATCCTTGATGGATTGGAAGTGCGTATGCAACGCATTTTACAACTAGAAAACACGGTTGATGAGTTACACAAACTTAACAACAACCCTGCTGCACAAGCAATTCAAACTCTACAAAATGCTGGATTTAATCCACAGGTTGTAGCACCACCAGCACCAAATCCTATTGATACATGGGGACCAAATACTATTGGTCAACAAAGTACACAGCCAGCACAAAATGCAGCAGGTTGCGATTGTGGTATGGCTATGCGTTTTGTACCTGCTGGTATTAGTAAGGCAGGTAAGCCATACAAGGCGTTCTATGCATGTCCTAAACCTAGGGAACAAGCATGCAATAAGAAGGTCGCTGGCTAACAATGAGATTACTTAGCCGTGCCATAAAGACTGCTTCACAGGGCGGGGCAACAATCCCTGCCGTGTGGCAGTCCTTAGCATCACAACAGATAATGTTTAGACACGGTGAAGTATCAATGATTGCTGGTCCGCCGGGGGCAGGTAAAAGTACTTTGGCTTTATCGTTAGCCGTGCAAGCAAAAGTACCTACCCTGTACATCTCGGCGGACACGCACTCACACACCATGTCCCTTCGTATGCTTGCAATGCTTACGGGTAAACCACAAGGTGAAGTTGAACCTTTAATGGAAAACGATAGGGATTGGGCAGCACAAATGTTAAAGCCTGCCGACCATGTGATGTGGGAATTTGATAGCGCACCAAGTTTAAAAGACATTGAGGACTCAGTACTTGCAGCCCGTGAAAGGCTTGGTGATGATGTTCGTTTAATCATCCTTGATAATGCTGTTGATGTAACCCTTGAAGGTCAAGATGAGTGGGGTGGTTTGCGTACATTGATGCGTGAACTTAAATGGTGGGCTAGAGAAACAGGCGCAGCCGTTGTTGTGTGCCACCATACAAGCGAAGGTGTACAAGGTAATCCTTGTCCACCACGACACTCTTTGCATGGCAAGGTAGCGCAGACTCCAAGTTTGATACTTACAGTACACAGCCAACAAGGTGTGATGGGTGTGTGTGCAGTTAAAAATCGTTATGGTCCAGCAGATGCTACTGGTGGTACACCTATTTGGTTATCTTATGAACCAGCAAGCATGCAGATTTCAGACCTACAACAGCATCAAGTACAGATAGGACAACCGCAACTGTTATGAGCGAGGAAAGTTTAAACGATAAGTTTGCACCTAAGTTAAAAGTTTCACAAGAGTTGTTAAGGCAGATGATTGATAATGCACCTATCTCTGATGAAATGCGTGAAAAGATTTCTACCCAACTACCAATGATTGCGGATAGTTTAGATGAAGCAACTCGCAGAATTTATGACCCACAAAAGATTTGGTTTGAGTCTATTCAATACGCAGATTATGTTGACCAACTATCAGAACACCTAAGAGATGCGGTTATTGATGGGCATGATGATGGTTGCAAGATGGAGATAG